TGGTGATGGAAAAGTAGCCTTACCTACAGACTTCTTAGAGATTCGTGATTTGCATATCCAAGGCAACCCAAGATACCCTGTTACCTATATGTCTCCTAGTCTGTTTACCAGGGATGCTCCAGCAGATGAGAGTGGCAAACCAATTTATTACACAATCCTGGCAAGCGAGTTTGAGTTAGCACCAAAGCCAGACACAGCATATACATTGGAGATCCTTTATTATGCTAAACCTACTGTATTGTCTACTGGTAATGCAAGCAATGTATTTCTTGCTAATTATCCAGATGCTCTCCTCTATGCCTCTCTTTTAGAAGCAGAGCCATATCTCATTAACGATGCAAGAAGTCAGACATGGGCAACCTTGTACGACAGAGCAATCAAAAACATATCCGATGCAGACCAAAATAGCGAGTATTCTGGTGTGCCATTACAAATGCGCGTTACATCACGATAAGGAAATACCATGGCTGAAATGTCAAACTACCTAGAGAATGCACTTATTAATGCAACTCTTAGGGCTACTACATTTACCTCCCCTGCAACAGTCTATGTTGGTCTATACACAGCAGACCCAACAGATGCTGGATCAGGCACAGAGGTAAGTGGTGGATCGTATGCTCGCCAATCAGTAACCTTTGGCGCACCTAGTAATGGTGTATCTACAAACTCTGCTGCGGTAGAGTTCCCACAATGCACATCAACTTGGGGAACAGTAAGCCATATCGGCATTTTGGATGCAAGCACAAGCGGTAATCTGTACTACCATACAGCACTAGACAGTTCTAAAACAATCGAAACAGGAGATGTATTTAAGATCGCAATCGGTAATCTATCAGTTACCCTAGCCTAATATGTCTACTATTGTTACCAGAGCTGGTAAAGGCTCTCCGCTTACCCATGTAGAAGTAGATGCTAATTTTACTAATCTCAACACAGATAAAGTAGAAAAGACATCTGCTGCCATCACAGGCGGCACAATCAATGGCACTACTATTGGTGCTACTACCCCATCTACTGTTAATGCTACTACCCTTTCAGGAGAAACAGGAGTGTTACGAGGTACTGGAAGTAATTTAATATTCAATTCTCAAGGAATTGGTGGTACTAGCTGGGTTAATTCGGGAACAGCAACAAGCACGCAAAATAGTGCAGTAGCCCCTGATTTAACAACAACAGCAAGCACAATAACAAGCGCATCTAATTTAACATTTGGAGGCAACAATACAAGAAGTGGTTCTACTAATATTGTTAGTGGTACTACTTATACTGCTTCTTGCTATGTTAAATTAGGAACTGCTACTACTTGTAGCATTGGACTGAGAGATAACTCAACAGGAAGTGTTGTTAGTTCAACAACTACAACTGCTGGTTCTTGGGTAAGACTTACGGCAACAATAACATACGGCTCATCAACAACTAGCACAGTTTTAATTCTTGGTAATGCTGATGGCACATTTTTTGCTTGGGGCGCACAACTAGAACTAGGCTCAACCGCTAACACCTACATCCCCACAACCACAACCGCAGTTTACGGAACTCCTACTCTATCATTCTCAGGAGTATCTGAAATAGGTTTACTGTCTAATGGTGCGTTATATTTACAACCAGCAGGAACAGGAGCAATCCAAGCACAAGCTACTGATTCAGGAGTTACTGGTGGTAATGCTAGGGGTGCTAATGCTGTTGATTGGCAGACTACTAGAACTTTAGCTACTCGTGTTGCTAGTGCAAGTTCTGCAACTGTTTCGGGTGGTTCAAACAATGGCTCAACTGGTTCATCCTCAGCAGTTAGTGGCGGTGCATCAAATTTAGCAAGTGCATTACAAAGTTTTGTTGGCGGTGGGGGAAGTAATGGTGCATCAGGCATTTATTCTGCAATTGCGGGTGGAAACAGTAATACGGCAAGCGGTTATTTTGGATTTGTTGGTGGTGGCAATCAAAACTCAACGACATCCAATTCTGCCGTAACTACTCAAAGTGGCACAATGAACGCTACTACAGCCGTAACATTGTCAGGCAGTAACGCTAACATTAAAGTAGGTCAATATGTATCAGGAACAAGCATTGCCACAAACACCTATGTAGCCGCCATATCAGGAACAAGCCTTACCCTTTCCCAAAACGCATCAGGTTCATCTACATCAACCCTATCATTCTTTACCCCTCATGGAGTAGTAGTAGGCGGTGGTAATAACCAAGCTACAGGTTCATATTCATTTATTGGTGGTGGTGGTGATGCTGGTACTGCGGCTAATAGGAATGTGGCTAGTGGGGATTGGAGTGCGGTAGCGGGCGGTTGGAAAAATGTAGCATCTGGCGAAGCATCATTTATTGGTGGCGGTGGTTCTTTTGGTGGGGGTGTAGGTGGAAATATTGCATCTGGCATTTCTTCAGTAGTATGTGGCGGTTATGCTAATGTAAGTAATGCAACATCTTCTGCTGTTGGGGGTGGTAATAATAATACGGCTTCTGGGGCTAGAAGCACAGTTGTTGGCGGTACTTTTGCAACTACAAGAGGAATTACTGGATATACAATATTAGGAACTTCTGATAGGTCTATAGCAAGTGCCGCTGGCGTTTCTCAAGCTGGTTTATTAGTGCTTGCAAAAGAAACCACAGATGCAACTGCAACAGCATTAACTTCTAGTTCATCAGCCGCAGGAACAACAAACCAAGTAATCCTACCTAATAACTCTGCTTACTTCTTTAGAGGTGAAGTTATATCAGGTGTTACTGGCGGTGGCGATGCTAAAGGCTGGACTATTGAAGGGGTTATCAAGCGTGGTGCTAATGCGGCATCTACAGCTTTAGTTGGAGTTCCTACAGTAACTTCTACTTATGCTGATGCTGGTGCATCGACATGGGATATAGCAGTAACAGCCGATACGACTAATGGTGGATTACGAATTACATTTACAGGGCAAGCGGCAACGACTATTAGGACAGTTGCTAGGATTTCTACTGTGGAGATGACTTACTGATGAGAAAAACTAGGGTTGTAACAAAACCATATAAGACAAGATTAACTTGTCCCAACGCCCATCTAACCAGAGATAAAGAATGGTTAGAGGCTAGGTATTTTGACGACAACTTATCTTTGGCTAAAATTGCAAAATTAATACCTTGCAGCACTAGAGGTATTCATCGTTGTTTTGTAAGACTTGGAATACCATTTAAGCCAAAACACATTACTTATGGCGATATTAAATACCCACCAAGAAGTGGTGAAAATAGCCCAAGCTGGAAAGGTGGCTTGCCTAAATGTATTGATTGCACAAAGTTGGTTAGTGCTAAAGGTTACGAAAGATGTAGAGGGTGTGCTGCCAAATATTATCGTGGCGAAAATAGCCCGTTTTGGTTACCGCCTGAACAGCGTAAAGTTACAGAATCAGAGCAAATTAGGCAATCTGTTGAATACGCAGAATGGCGCATTGCTGTTTGGTCTAGAGATAAAAACTTATGCAAAGTATGTAACACTCGCCAAAAAGTAATGATTGCCCACCACCTAGACGGATTTAACATATTCCCTGAAAAGCGTTTTGATGTAGATAATGGTGTTACTTTATGCGATAGACATCATATTGCTTTTCATACAAACTACGGCTTTGGCAATAATACTAAGTCCCAGTTTGAGGAATATTTGGCAACCACAACAGAAATGACTTACTAAGGAGATTTACATGGCACTACGATTACCCGTTCAAACCCAATTTGGCGTACCAGCCCCACAAGCCTACGCTAGAATCACTAACTTCTTTGGTACTAAAGACCAACTCCAAGTCCAAGTGGCTATTCATTATGACGAGTCAGCAAGACATGGCAACATGGCTACAGTCAAAGAAAACGCACACTACATCAACATGGAAGATTTAAAAGGTGACCTAATCCCAGCCATTTATGAGGTTCTAAAGACTTATAGCGACTATGCTGGTGCAGAGGACTGCTGATGGCTTTTGCAGACCAATATGTCGTATATGGATATTGGGATACAGGATATTGTGTAGGTGATGTAACCGCTACAGAGGCAAGCGCATCTATAGATGGTGTTTGTTCTGTAGTTAGTAGCGCGATTAGACTTCGGCTTGCTGATGCTAGTATTACTAGTACAGCTTCAGTAAACTCAAGTTGTATCAGAATAAGAGACTTTAGTGGTTCTATATCTGCTAGTGCAACAATAACAGCAGATGCAATTAGACAAAGACTAGCAAATTGTGAAATTCTATGTGTAACCACAGTTAGTACATTTGGCAATGTAGACTTTTCTGGCAACGCTAGTGTTAACGCATTAGCCAACATAGCGTGTTATGCAAACGCAGTATTTTCTGCTTTAGGTTCTGTTTCTAACACTTCTACAGTAAGTTGCCTAGGCAGAATATTAGGCGATAATTGGACAGGCGAGACAGCAGGAACAGAGGCTTGGACAGGTATAGCACCTAGTACGACAGTATGGACTGTTGCATCGGCAGGCTCAGAGACTTGGACAGGAACAACACCAACAGTAACAACTTGGTCAAATATATCTAGCGGAAACTCACAATGGCAATAAGTAGAATAACTTTC